AGTGAAGTTCTTGATCGTTATTGGGACTTGATAGGAACCGAAAATGAAGATCGAATAGTACCGATCTGGACATTGTCTCAAAAAATAGAGATGCGTGATATTGAAAAGTTGAACCGCAATTCTCTACGTACTTTTACAGCGTCGCCGTTTGAGTTTTCAACGGCTACGAATCGTATGTGTTTAGATGCAAATAATAAATTTTATTTGGCTGCAAACAAGTCACCATCCTGTGTTGGAATATCAAAGTTCCAACGTGGGTGGCATGATGTTTACACGCGACTTAATAAGCATCCTAACGCATTTGAGCTTGATGAATCGGAGTATGATTCAAGTTTGTTTAGAAAGGCATTGTACGCCGTGCGTGATATACGCTGGTCGTACTTGCAACCTAGTGATCAAACACATGAGAACTGGTTGCGATTGTGTGAGATTTATGATAATATTGTTAATTCTGTTATTGTTACTAGTATAGTTGAATTGATTAAGAAATTTACTGGTAACCCATCTGGGTCAAGCAATACAGTTGTAGATAATACTATAATATTGGATATTTTGTCTTGCTATGCTTTTATTAGACTGTGTCGTGAACAGGGAATAGGCCCGTCTTACGACTATTATGTTGAGAATGTTGAAGAGGCTTTCTATGGGGATGATGATGACTACACATGTAGTGATGAAGTTGTTCCTTGGTATAACCCAGTAAATATTGCTCGCATATGGGGTGGAATAGGGGTGGTAACAAACACACCCTGTGAAGCTCCGCGTAAGTTAGCCGACATATCATTTCTTTCCAATGGATTTCATTGGGATGATAAGTATAATATGTACTTTCCAAAACCCGAGACTGAAAGGGTGCTGTCGTCTTTAATGTATGGCAGTGAGTTGGATGATGTGCGATGGCACTTAATGCGCGCCTGTGCGTTGCGCCTCGATAGTTATTGGAACATCGAAGTGCGTAACATTTTGCGAGAATACATTGATTTTCTGTGGACCCGATTTAGTGATAAATTTGTCGGCGTCGTGAAGATATCAGGTGTTGAGATCTCAATGAAGGAGATAGATGGAGTGTGGAAATCCGATGATTGGATTGAAGCACTTTATAGTGGGTATGAACAGTGTGACAGTAAGACCGGGCACTGGTTTAAACTACTCACTTCCATTTTGTAATCTTTCAACTCTCTCGTGATGGCAGGTAAACTCAAGCGTATGAAGAGAAATTTGGGAAAAAAGAAGCCGCATGGTGCAAAACAGCGGAAGGTCAAGAAAGGGAAAACTAAACGCAAAAGTGGCTCGATAAGAGGCCATGGTGCGTATAAGGGAG